CCTGCCTCTTTTTGTCCCTACCTCCCCCTCTGCTCCTCCTATCTTTGCGATAAAGGAAACTGAAACGCAATCCGAAGAAAATCATTTACAAACACAAAACAAATACGAAGAACATCATGGAATTATTGACAATCACAGGAGCAGACGTACAGGGATTTTGGGGTTTCCTGGCCGTAACTGTCGTTACAGTGCTGGGAATTTATCAAATACGCTTCCAGAAAATGACCGACGTCAAAATCGAAGAGTACAAAAAAGAATTAGCTCGTAAGAGCAACCGTCGCAACGACAACACATCAAAAGTATGGGGAGAGATACATCATCTTCTCGGACAACTTCGTGCCGACCGCGTTTATATCATCCAGACATATCCTCTTGGCAGAAACGATTTCATCACAGTAGAATTTGAGGTGACAGTACATGGCGTAGCATTTATAAAAGAGTCCATTAAAGACTTGCACATGCGCGAAGTTCCGAAATTCTGTTCCGTTATTTCATCAACAGATTTTCTTCATATAAAAAGCCTTAAAGATATGGAAGGAATGCGTGCCCGTGCCCTTTTCGCCACAAATGGCACTCAGCAGATGTATATCTATCGTCTGAAGGACAGTACATACGACTGGATAGGCAGCCTCGTGTGCGATTATACTACCGACGATGTTCCCTCTGAAGACGAAGCACGCCGCGCAATGGAAGTGGCAGCACTGAATATTCAGTATATCCTGCCCGAAATACAATTCACGAAATAACAGCCACACACAAACACATAAAACACGCCCTTATGAAAGCATTTTTCCGTTACATAGAATCCCTCTGCAAGGCAAATTCCCTCGCCAGTTCCAAAAGCTTCACCCTACTTCTCACAGCCGCTACAGGGTGCCTCGGAGTAGTATGTATCAGTATCGGTCTGCTTGTAGAATGGCTCAAAATGGGCTATATCCGCACCAGCCTGTCCGAAATGAGCATGTATATAGCCTCCCTCGGTGTGTTTGTAGGCAGTGGCGCACTCACCAAGATAAGCGGCGAGAAGAGGGAGAGGAGAGAGAAGGAAACAATTAATAATTAATAATTAAAAATTAAGAATTAAGAATTGAATCCGGCATCCGGACGGAAAACCTTGTCAACTCGTCAACTTGTCAACTCGTCAACTATAAACTAACAACTCAAAAACTTAAACTTATGGCCAACATCGACAAATTAGCACCTTTTATCCTCCGCTGGGAGGGAGGTTTCGTAAACGACCCTGTAGATAAGGGCGGAGCGACAAACATGGGAGTAACAATAGGAACATGGCGCAGCGTAGGCTACGACAAGGACGGCGACGGCGACATCGACGTGGACGATCTTCACCTTCTCGATAAGGAAGACGTGATAGAACGTGTTCTCCGTCCGCATTACTGGAACCGCTGGCGAGCCGACGAGATACTCAACCAGTCAGTAGCCAATATCCTCGTAGATTGGGTGTGGGCATCAGGCACACACGGCATAAAGCGTCCGCAACGCATCCTCGGAGTGACACCCGACGGCATAGTAGGCCCGAAAACCCTTGCCGCAGTCAACTCAATGGACCCGATGGAGCTACATTTCCGCATCAAGAACGACCGAATCAAGTTTATCGACGAAATCTGCCAGCGCGACCCTTTGCAGGAACGCTTCCGCAAAGGCTGGATGAACCGCATAAACGCCCTCGTTTATCAGCCCTGACACGACATAACGACGCATAGAACACCACAACACAAACACTAAACTTGCTTTTTTCTCTGAGGAAAGGCTGCACACCACGCTAAAATGCCGGTTGCAGCCTTTATTCTTACTTTCAAATTAGAATTTCCGTCCCAGGTTTCCAATCTCCCGGTTCTGTAAAGTTCACATCCCCATTAAAAGAAAAAACTGTGCCTTTAACCACAGTACACCTGTTCATCAGCATAGGAATGCCGCTCGCACTCCTGTCAGCAAGCACATTTCCTTCCGCATCGCGAGCCACAACACGCAGCGACAAATCAAACTCGCCTTCCTCGCAGAACGAAAACACCGTCAGCTTCAGTCCCTGCATACCCGCGTAACTCCCGTCCAGGTCCCACGCCACACTGAAATCCTTCTTCTCTCCTGCTACTCCCAGTCCCGTAGCCATATCCAGAGCCGCTATATGACCGCCCACAGTCAGCTCCAGCTTCGCCACACCTGCAGGAATCGCGTCCTGAATCATCAGCGTCAGTTTCGTTACCACACGCTCCATTTGCACTGTCAGACTCTCCTCCGTGTTCTCGTCCACCGTCAGAGGCACACGCTTCAGGAACGTTTCAGTCACCTTTGCAGCCCTGAACACACCCGTTTCCCCGTCCACCGACCAGTCCGTCGAGCTGTGCCCCATAAATCTCAGCTCATGTTCCCCATAATCCATAGTAACCGAAAAAGGCTCGTTGCTCGGCTGGCTCAACTTCTGTACCGCCGTGCCGTCCATATAGTCCACACACAGCAGCGAGTCCGCATAATCCGCCATGCTCGCCCTCGAAGCTCTGCTTTTCAGTCCGTCGTCCGGCAGAAAAGGCGCAACATCCGTTTCCAGACCCCACGAAGGCAGAAAAACAAGCGTTTTCCTCATTTTCATAGCATTTTCGTCCGATTTTTCCACACTGTCGTCAACTACATACCTGCTGCAACCGCCGCAAACCACAGCAGCCGCGAAGCAAAAAACAATAAAATTTCTCATAAAAAAAAGGTTTTGAAGTTAGTCCCATACATAAAATAACTCCAAAACCTTGAAAAAACCACCATTTTCAGCCGAAAAAATGAGCAAATATGCCGAAAAACATGGTTTTAATCCGATATTTCCGTGCCGTGCAAAACATGCCGTTGGCAAAGATAGTTTTCTGATTGAAAACTATGTGTTAATTAATAGTTAAATATTTGCAGCCGTTTTGTTAACGTGGTACGAAAACAATGCTAAAATGCTGATTTTTAAGCGATGAACGGCACGGGGAAAGTGTCTTTCGCGCGGAAAACTCGCCGCCACGCTACGGAGCCGGCGCCTCGCACGAGGGGCCGGTGGGGCTGGAAATATGCGGGTAGGGGGTCCGGGTGCACCCTGGAAGGGGTCCGGCATGGTGCGGCGCGGCCTGGACCGGTGCGCCGGGTACGGCGTGCCGGGTGCGTGGGTGCTTCGTGTGTCGGCGCGTGTCCTGGATCGACGCGCCTGATCCGTTGGCGTGTTCTTCTTCGTGTCAGGTCTGACCATGCAGCGCCGGCGCCGTCTGTTTTCCGTTCCAGTACCGGCCGCGATGCGTGCAACCTGGAGACGCGCCGCGCCTGTTTCCCTGATCCGTTCCTCTTTTGCTTCCCTGTATTATTTTTTTTCGTTTTTTCTGCAAAATAATTGCGTATTTATTTTGTTGGTATTAATAAAAAGCGTATCTTTGTAGTGTAAAAATAAAACAAACAGTATTTAATCATTTAAGACCCCGCCGGCCGGATAGCCGCAAACGTTATGAAAACTTTATCTACTATTTTCGTTACATTGTTTTTTGTTGCTGTAATTTGTGCACCTGTTTTTTTTATAGATCCTATTTTTATAAAGTTCCTTTATGTTTCATTATCTTTTATTTTTGCCGATCAGGCCGCAAAAGTTATTAATAACTTCGTTAATTATATAGTTATTAATAAAGTTTTTGAGGCAAAAAAAGAAACGAAATCATTATTAAACAGTGTATATAATGATAATTATATCTATGTAATTAGTTCATTGATGGCGGCGGCTGTTATTACCTTGCCTGTATTCTTTATTCAAGATATTTATATTAAAATGCTTTATATTATTTTTTCATTTTTATTTGCTTCGAATACAACTACATTTTTTTATAAAATTGCGTCGTCTATTATTGAGAATAGAAATTTAAGAAAAAAAGATTTATTTATTTCGGCTGTTGCCGCGATCGCGGCCGTTAACCCTGAAGGTTTTACCGTTAATTCTGAAAACATGACTCCAGAAACGGCCGGTTACTGTGTCGCTCTTGCTGAAACTCAAAATAGTTTTAACAAAGAAGGTTTAACGCGTGTTTATGACGTGATCAGATCCGGCCGCGCGAACGCCGTCGGCGGTTGGCTTGACTCTGAAAGCGGTTTATTTTATTATGATGCGGTTGTTGTGCTCCAGGATCGCGAAAGAGCTATAGAACTAGGCCGGTTAAATAATCAGTTGGCGATCTTCGATTTAAACAATATGCAGGAAATAAGACTTTAATTTATTAATCATTTAGGACCCCGGCGCCGGCCCGGTTAACCGGCTACAAAATGAAAAAACAAATATTAATACATTCATTGGAAGAGCTTGCAATATACATAAATAAAAACGTTCAATCAGGTAACGAAATAATAATAAATGATTCTTTACATTTTGGCTGCGGCCTGTATGCTTGGAAAAGCGATAATTTTATATTTACAGGCGTTGAAACTGAAGAAGGAAATAATAATCTTTTTTTGCATATAAAAGAAACGTATAACAATATTTTTACGGCCTTAAAAAATCTTTTTTGCCGTGATGGTTATATAGATCTTGACACTATTAATATAAAAATCTGTTTTTAATTTATTAATCATATAAGACCCCGGCGCCGGCCCGGTTAACCGGCTAAATTATGAAGACTATAAAATATTTTTTGATATGCTACATTTATACGGGCCTATGGACACAGAAAAAAATCACTGTTTTTTTTATTAGTTCAGGAACTTAAAAATATATCATCATGGAAAAAGTAATAAATATAATAAATCAGATTTTAAAAAATAACGGTCTATCTTGTAAGATGAATAAAACTACAGCTAAAAATCCGGAATACAGATTTTTTATAAATGAACAAAACAAAAAAGGCGAAACTGTAGGTTTTGTTTTGTCAAAGTGTGAGAATCCAGGCGGCAAAAATAGCCTTTCGGCTTTATGGTACAAAAAAGGATATACAAAAAAGATCCTTGAAACACATTGGGCCTTTGATAGCTTTATAACTAATTATGAAGGGCACGTTTGGCGCCGCGCTTATAATCCACGCATAAACGACAAAAATGTATTTTGATTATGAAGCATACGCGCGCGACATTTTTATAACTGAATATTATTTTGAAAGCGGACACGTATTTTTAAGAGCCTGAGCCCTTCCAGGCTCTTATATATCACCCTATGGAGTCACAGAAAAATCACTGATTTTTAAATTATATCATCATGGATAATTACAGTAAATCGAACAGCATAGAAAACGTATCTTTAAAGCGTTTTTCAAGTAAGGAATATAAAAACCTATTGGCGGCGCCTGAAAGTCTTCAGGAACGCGCGAAAGCGGCGCAAAAGCTTTGTGACTATCTTTGTGCAAAGTTTAAGATAGTGCCGGCCAAAGTAATAGTAACAAACAGAGCACAGCCGCACAAAACAGGTTACAGCGGGCGCCTGGAGCGCAAAACTTTGGGCACCTATACAACCGGCCTCCGTGTTATTACAATATATAACGCTACAGCGATCCAGAAAAAAACCGTATCTATAAAAGTTTTTGCGGCTACATTCTTGCATGAATTTATACATCATTATGATATGGAATATTTAAAGCTCGAAAAAACAATACATTGCACTGGTTTTTATAAACGTATTGCAGATCTGGAAACAAAGCTTTCATAATAAGGTGATCCATATATCACCCTATGGGCTGACAGAAAAATCACTGATTTTTATAAACTTATTACAAACATTATAAGACCCCGCGCGGCCGGTAGCCGCAAAAGTATATGACAAATAAAATTTCAGATTTTGGCCAAAAGATTGGCGGAGCACGTAAAGATTTAATAAAAGAATTCGCCGAAAGATTTTTAGGCGTAACAAACAACGCGCTTATTACTCAGCCGCTTAGTAAGGTTTTTCGCTTGCCTGACCTTCGTAAACTTTATGTTGATGGAATTATCAGCAAAGGACAGGCGCGCGCCGCGTGGTACGTCTGGGACTCAATAGAGGCCAAACCGTCCAGGACTTACCGTCTGGAGTCGTGGGCAAATGAAACATATACAAAGCTGCAAAATATCATCAGGATATTACAGGGCGAACGCGTGAACCTGGCGACAAATGACCACAAAAAACGCGCCTTGTTTTTTCAGGAAATAAAGACAGCCGGCTGGCCTGAACAGGAATACACGCGCGGCGTTTATCGCGTTGAAAAACATTTTTACCGTCATTGTTATGTGGTGGCGACAAAAACGCTGTACAAAGGATATTATAACACTATAGCGGAAGCCGTGGCCGGTCTTCGTGCTCTGACAGCAAAGAAAGAAACAGATCTTGCAAAACGTTTTGCCGTATATACTTATAAGAGCAAAAAAATATACTTCATTTGCCCGAAAGGGAAAACCGGTATCAATTTGTTTCAGACTGAAAACCTGGACGAGGCGCGCGATATGGTGAAAAACCACGCGGAAGAGCTGCAGGCGATATATGATAAACTGCGTACCTTCCCGGACGAGCGCCGCGACTGGAACAGGCCGCGCACAGGTGCGGACTATAGAAACGGCCTGGATCTGACTCCGGACGCGTTTACAAATATTCTTAATTTCCGCGGCGTGGAGTTCGGAAACTGGCTGAACCAACTGGAGAGAGCCGCAGCCCTGAACGAGTGCGCCGACGCTCTTCAGGATCTGGCCGGCGTGTTACAAATTAAGCCGGAAGATATTACACAGGCCGGTACCCTGGCGATGGCGTTCGGATCGCGTGGCATAAGCGGCGCGGCGGCACATTACGAGCCTGTAAAGCGCGTTATTAATCTGACCAAAAGAGCCGGCGCCGGTTGCCTGGCCCATGAGTGGTGGCACGCTCTGGATAACTATATAATGACTCTACAGGGTGAAAAAAGTCTGTACGCCGTCGCCGATTATAGACAGCTCCAGGACGAAAATTTAAAAGCTGTGGCGGCCGATTTATATCGCGGCATATATAACAGCCCTTTCGCCGACAGATCGCGCAAAATAGACACTTATAAGAGCAAAAAATATTGGGGTACTATGGTGGAGTTATCCGCGCGAGCTTTTGAGGCATACGTCCTCGGAAAACTTGAAAAAGCCGGATATTGTAATGACTATTTAGTTAATTATAAAACTGTGGACGAATACAGCCGCGCGGACTTTTACCCGTACCCTACAGACCAGGAGGCCGAAGCCCTGGAGCCGCTTTTTGATGCTTTTTTCTCTGTTTTATTCACTGATCGCGCCGACGGCCTGAAGCCGGTCCAGACTCAGGAACCGGAAGCCGCGGAAGCTATGGCCAACGATGTAGCGCCGGAAGATATTCCGGCGGCGGCGTCGGAATCTATGGCGGACAGTCCGGCCTATGGAAGTTCAGAAAAATCACTGACTGACGGTGCGGCCTATGGCGATTCTGAGAAATTACTGTTTTATTCAAATGCGCCCGGAGTTCCTGAACGATTTAAAAATCATATCCGGGCCCTTGACTCTCTTCTGGAAAAGTATCTGAAAAGAGTCAGGCCGGATGCCCTTTGCAATGATAATGAATATCATTATTTTCAAGATGAATTTTTGTGGGGTATAAGTTTTTCACTTTGTAGCGCGCTTCTGGCCGTGATCTACAATGCAGAGAAAGGCGTTTTCTATTATCAGATATTTAGCGAAAATCCCGAACTGAGGGAGGGTGATGTAGAGCCGGAATATTGGCAAAAGACTTTTATTAAGTTCATGAATAAATCAGGTTTTAAGGTAGCGCCGGAAGATTTTCCGGTTGCTATTCCTGAGCCGGAAACAAACGGCACAGCCTATGGAGAAACCGAGAAATCACTGTACCCTGGTGCACTCTATGGCAATCTTCAGAAATCACTGATTTCTCAGGAATACGAGAGAACAAAAAAGACTCATTCTGAACGCCTGATAATATTCCGTTTGAGTGATCATTACGGACTGTTTTATGATGATGCCGGGAAAGCTTCCGAAATCCTGGGCATACCGTTATCCGATATTCAGGGCATACCTTTTGCAGCCTTCCGCCATTACGAGCTGGATATGAAGCTGCCGCGCCTGATTCGTCACGGTGCCCTCGTCGCTATAGTTGACGGCTCGACACTGGAGCAAAGAAAAGTAATATCCAGGACCGCCCGCACAACTACAGAATAGAATAATATTCCATAGGTCGTATATATTGCAGCCTATGGAGTTTTTCAGAAATCACTGATTTTTTTCTAACTTTGCAAACATGAATAAAGACTTTTACATATCCACAGAAAAAGGCTTTGAATGTGTCATTCAATCTGCTTCCCCTCAGTACATCTTCCAGATTATCCGCACGACGGACGATGAAAAGTTCCGCGCCCTTATGGAAGACTCCACACAGTTATGCCTGCAGGTGCATCCTGATCATAACATAGCTATCAGAACGGCCGGAAACAAAACATATATAGCTATGACAGCCGCAAATGTAGAACTGATATTCCAGGAACTACAGACAGTTAAGAGGCAGGCTGCCGAATGGCTGTGCAAGTATTACGGCCTCGATAAAAAATAAAAATGCAGATTTTTATAAAATAATTGCGTATTTATTTTGCAGATATAAAATAAAGCTGTATATTTGCATCAGAAATAAGAAATAAACCATTAAAAAGTGGGGGCAACACTATAAACACCGTGTGAAAATATGGATCTTAATAAAGCTATCTATGAAGCTTTGACAAAAGAGGCTCAAAGCTATTTCTCAGAAATTTCTTCAAAGTTTCCTGCAGGTACATATAACTGCAAACAGGTTAAGGAACTTATGCTAAAAAGTGAAGTTCTTCAGGAAAGATAGGTATTCCACAAAATACAGGATTTTAATGAAAATGATCCGTTCGTTAAGAGTGTGAAGTACGAAAACGGTGGATATAATGTTACTGTCCTGAATAGTGGAAAAATCGTGTCTATCGAAATAGGAACTTTCCGTACGTCATTTGATGCGTGCAAAATATTCGATCATCTTCCGGCTTACAAGAAACTGGCTGGTGCAAAAGGTGATATTCTTTTCACTGTGGCCGAAAAAATGGAAACCTGTCTGGAATTCCAGTTTGATATGCGTAAGGAATACAAAAATCTTTTGAAATACGTTGCTAATGATGGGTTGCGTCCTGTTATGGATTGCGTCAACCTGCATATTGCCAATCAGGAACTTGTAGCCTCTGACGGACACATACTGGGTATTTATCCGGTAGCTATTAAGAATCTGACAAAAGATAACGGCGATTATTCTGAGACAATGATACAATTGCCTTCGGACGCATTGCGTAAATGTACCGGAACCATTACTGTAAGTGTATCTAAGGACTTTAAGAAAATTATTGTATCAGATAATACAGGTCTTGTTTTCACTCAGGAATATGTCGGCCGATATCCAAATTATAGAAGTGTTCTAAATCCTGTTATTAAGGATGCGTATGTGGATTTTGACAAAGAATCCATTAAAGAGTTTTCGGCGTACATTAAATCTGTCATGAAGAGCAATAAGTATCTGACTGATCTTACTTTCCACTTCGAGAAACACTCTTCAGAGCTGTCAGTAACTTACAATGACATTGATTTTGCAGTAAACAAAAATCATGTATTCCGCCTGAAAGATGAATGTACTTTCAATCTGAACATTAAGTTTGATGCAAAGATCCTGGCGTGTGTGCTTAATGACTGGAATGGCCGTATCTGGCTCAAAGGTTGCAGTTATGCTGCATATTTCGACGGCAAATGTAATAACCTGTCACTCGTCATGCCGAGATTACTTGACAACGATACCACCGTATATGGCAATATATCAGGAACTACCACAGATGTGTATTTCCGTCCCGGTGGATTCAAGCCTGAAAAATTGAATCTTACAAAAGACGTTACATCAGCAAACATGGAGCCGGCCACTGAGCCAGCTCCTTCAGAAACTCCGGTGCCCGTTCCTGTAGGTGATCCAATACAGGAAACCTCCGTAAAAGAATGTCAGGAAGTGAAAGCTCAGGAACAACCGGAAACCGTTCAGACCGTACAACCGGATGCAACTCCGGCGCAAATGGCGGATGCCGTCCAGCCGGAAAAACAGAATATCGTCCAGACTCCGACGGCTCAAAACGAAAACAGCAAACAGCCGGACAATCGCCAGGATCACAATCCGCGGATATACGCGCCCGGATATTTCCACACGGCCACATATACGCGGGAGGTGGCAGCGCTGCATACTATTATCCGCCTGATTTTGGTACGAAATTATATAGCATTATATACCGGCGAAAATAAGTCAGTAAAAATTCGTGGTGCACCATTAAAATAATTGCGTATTTATTTTGTAATTATAAAATAAAACCGTATCTTTGTATCAGAATTAAGAAATAAACCATTTTGAGGTGGGGGCAACACCATAAACACCGAGTTTCAAAGATGAAAAAACAGGTTATCATTACCGTGTTCACCAAGTCAGGTAAATACGAGCATCCACAGGAATTTAGAAGTTATGCCGCCGACACTGTATATCAGTGTATGGAAGACATCTATTATGATTTTGAGGTGGCAATGAAGTACGGCGTATCTGCATTCGATATTGCGGAACGTACGGAAATCCTGGTAGAGAATACCGGCGACGCATTCCGCTATGATCCGCTTGCATGGCAGCGCATTGAACGTATGAACCTCGATCCGTCACTCCCTCTGCTTCCCGTCATGGTGAAGGTATTCCAGCCGGCTCTGTTCCTGAGCAACACCACAGACCGCCAGACTGAAGAAGCACGTCTGCGTCGCCTGAAAGGTATTACTTTCGCCATTACCGGAACTCTCAGTATGAAGCGCAAACAGGCTGTAGCCTACATTTTAGCCAACGGTGGCGATTATCTTCCGCGCGTCACAAAGAATGTAGATTTTCTGATAGTTGGCGATGATGCCGGCGACACAAAGACTGAACTTTGCGACCGTTACGGAATTCGCGAAATATCGGAGGCGACATTTATGGAAATGGCAGAAGGTAAGGCTGCATAATGTATAATTTTTAAAATTCGTAAAACAATGAAAGACATAAAGACAACCGCTTTAAGCGACAACGTAGTAAGACATTTCTCAGAGAAAAACTGTATCGTGATTAATCATGCCGCACCGTCGTCAGTCCAGGACGACGAACAGGCGTTAGAATACGTCTGGAGGCAAGTAATGTGTAAGGATCAGCACTGGAACATTCATTTTCTGTGTACACCACAGGGAAATGTATTCCGTATAAATCCGTCGTGGCTGCATCATTATTTCGATAACGGGCATGTTTCATACCAGGAACTTGAAAAAGCTCTGTATGTGGACGAATATCAGAGAATAGAATCATTGCCGGAAACCGGTGTGGATAACGTCAGAATGATAAATCTTTTGGGTGTTTTTGGTATAGCATAAAAATTTTGATTTTTATGTAAAATAATTGCGCATTTATTTTGTTGGTATAAAATAAATGCTTATCTTTGTATCAGAGTTAAGGAACAAACATTATTTACTTTTAATCGTGGTGGCAACACGTCAATTCAGCGTAGTTTTATGATAACTTTAAATTTTCTTTCAGCATTAAAAAACAAAGGTTACAATGCAGTTTTAAACAAAACTTTTTCTTACAGAATTGATAAAAACAGACATTATTATGTCGTAACAATTGATTCAGCTCCGGACCGTGAACTTATAAGTCTGGCGGAAGATTTTGGCCTTATGTGGGTGGCTTGTACATACGTAAACACATCAAATGATATAGAATATAGTGTCAAATTTGATGCTATGCCTAAAGATATGAAATCTTTCGACTTCGTTGAGTATAAGGTATTCTACAATGACAATGTTAACGAGTCTGCATTGTTAGACAAATTTGCGAATACAGAATCCGCTATTCTTTTTGCTAATTCTCAGGTTGAAGGAAAAGAAAAAGTAGAATCCGGTGACAATATAAATGTTCACGCAAATGCAGGAACCGCAAGAATAGAAGTATATGAAGGTGATAAGATTGTTATCGTCAATGGTGAGCCGGAACTGAGAGAGCCTGTATATACAACAGAATATTTTTACAATAAATGATTTATTAATCTTTAAAACTATATCATTATGAAATTTTTCGATTTATACGACGTTTTCAATGAATACTATACAGAAGAAATACAGGACAATATTGAAATTATCAGAAGCGAATGTAAAGACGGTTTATTTGAAGAAATAGAACCGGAGTTGATGTCTGCAAAGGAAATTTATTCAGACTATGAATTTCAAGGATTAAATGTTACGGTTGTCGAAACTGAAAGTTATTGGCTTATAAACACTCATACCGGTTTGGGATATGCCCAATACCCGAAAGACAGTTTTACGCTGGAGGAAGCTTTGCAGGATCAGACTAATGACGAACAATAAATCACACACAAATGAAAAAATTCAAAATATCCCCAGACCAGATATATCCATTCTCTTCGGAGAACAGCGACGAGTCAGTAATTACCTTTCCACTGTCAGGCGATGTGCCGGTATATGACAGGGAAACAGGCAAAATGAACTACCGCGATTTCGTGATAGATATCGACGGACGCCTGTTCCTTATTAAGCCACGCAACGCCGCAATTACCGGCGACGGAAAGAACCTGAATATTCTGGCCAGCATACCGGACCGCACAATGAACTATGCGGAAATGGTTGGCTGGCAGATAAGATGCGCACGCCAGGAAGCCGGGCTGTCTTGTGAAGAGCTGGCAGAACGCGCCAACATCCGCGCCAAAACCGTATATATGACAGAAAGCGGAAACGTCAATATGAAGATAGATCTTATATGCACCCTGGCCGAAGCCCTGAACATGGAAGTAACTCTGACGCCTATGGAGTGACGCAAACATCACCCTATGGAGCTTCAGAAATATCACTGTTTTATTTTTTTTAATTACGCTATTTATGGACGAAAGATTTATAATTACACGATTTACCGATGACGCTAACCGCTGGGCTTTGGAAGACACTGAGTTTGGAGTGTTGTATGAATATGTTGGCGCAGACCTTAACCCTGTAAATATTCTTACAGAAAAGAAAGGATTTTTCGACGGCAAGAAAGGACATCAGCGGATGGTTAGTTTAGGAGTGGACGCTATACAGTTCATTATAAAGAATCATGAGAAGATTTTCAGACTGGTCGAAATGGAAGAAGATGATATTGATGAATATCCGCAAATGGCAACAGAACTGAACTGAGTTATCCTGAATAAATCCGTTTCTCTTTATTATATTCAACCCTATGGACCTATGGGAAATGCCGGAAATCACTGATTTTTTTTCAAAACATAAAACTCGAAAATCATGGAAGATAAAATTACGGAAAAATTGCTTATAGAGATAGAAGATTTAGCCGCTACGGGATATATGAACGCCATTAAGTCGCGAAAAAGTAAGGAAGCCAGGATATTTCTGGATATCATAAACAATGTACATTCACAGACCGGAGGAAAGCAATATCAAGAGTTGGACGAACTTTACAAGGAGGCATCAGTCGGACTTGAATCTATCAAAATGCGTGAGGTAAAGAAAAAGAAATATGTCAAAAGTCTTTTGATATCTCATGTAAAGTCTGACAGCGAGGAGCTTTCTGAAAACCTGAAAAACGAAATGAATCAATATATCAGAGATTTGAACATAAAATCCAATGACCTTTGCAAAGAAGATACTATATTCCACGGGCTTTATAATTCGGCTTCAGGCAACAGGCTAAAGAAAGCGGAAAAGGAAAAGTTATACAGACTGGCAGTTACCCTGGCACAGGATATTGAGCCTATGGAAAGTGACAGAAATCACTGATTTTTTATAATCGTGTCGGCAAAATAGATTGCAGTGAATACTGATTAACATATAAGTAACAACTAAAAATGTAGATATTATGGGAAAATACGATTTCGATGATTCAATATATGACTATGAAGAAGAATTGTTTTATAACATTCGTTACTCAGACGATGTGACATTGATAGAAAATGTATCACATCTGCGTCATCACATAAACTGTCATGGCTTTAGTGAAAAATTATATGAGTATCTGAATATGGATTACGAACAAATCTGTCAAGTTGTGGAATGCGCCAAAGGATCTATCTCTGTGGCAAGTCTGAGAAAAGATTACAATGGTGTTATGGCTCCATTTATTGAGGAAAAACAGCGTAAGGAGGAAGCGATGGCAAAGAATGAAAGACTCATAGCCTGCCTGAAGGATAAAAGACAAACTATGTGTGGAATAGGGACAAGAAAGCTGAAACTGTTCCTTAACAAACTGATAAAGCAAGGTGACACAACAGCAGCTTTATATAGGACAGCACTGGAAGCAGAAGACTTCAATATTAAAGCAAAAGACACCCGCCTTGATTACAAGGAAAAAGTTTATGAAAAAAAGCATGAAGAAATACATAAATTGATAGAATTATGCCGTGAATATGGAGTCACGTTCGGGAAACAGTTGTCGGATATCAGAGATACACGATATGTGGTTTATTTTGAATTACCAAATATGGAACAAATCAGTTTTCATACGGATTTGATTGATGCCGGTAAGGTACCCGACTATATGAAGGAGTGGGACGGCAAGCGATGTTCCACCCTCGGAAAGATTGAGAATGCCATTAATTTCAGATATAGGGATAGGATTGAAGAAATCTATAAATAAACATCTACATTTATTTTAAAATATTGGACTTATGGAAGAATTAGACAGACAGATAATAGAAATGTATCAAAGCAACGTAAAAGTGTCTGATATTTGCCGACAGCTCGGTACCCACACACAGAGAGTTTACAAGACTCTCCGCGAAAACAATATATCTGAAAAGAAAAGATACAGATTCACTCCGGAAACCCAGGAACGTATGCTTGAAATGCTTCGTAGCGGAATGTCGTCGCTTGAAGTCGCTAAGGAGTTCGGATGCGACAGGGGTATAGTGCAGCGCCTTATGCAGAAAAACAACATTCCTTTGCAGGTAGGTCGTCCGTGGCACCGCCGTAGGATCAAACCGGTAGAGAGCGAAACAACCGGACAGCAACAGCCGGCAGCGCAAACAAACAGAAATGTAGTCGAAATGCCGGAAGGCCTTCGTCGCCTGGTCATGGCTCCAGAAAACCGTACATATTTCGCCTGTTTCCACAAGAGCAAAAAGCAGGTAAGCACAGCAGCCGAGGCAGTGTCATTTCTATATTCCGTAATGTCGCGCCGTTTCACTCTCTCGCCCGAAGATGTCAGGAACATAGAAGACAGTTTCCGTCAGCTTCAGGAATCCGACAAGCCGCGCCAGGCCATAGTCTGCCCTCTCAGCATAAACGACAATCTACGTTTCAAGATTTCGCTCGCTCCGGAAGTGTCGGAACGATACGGCGAGTTTTATCGCTGGAAAGATGCCCGCATTCTGGACGAGGTGAAAAAGGACTGGAACAGCTTCAATCCGGGTATGTACAGTTTCTACATTCCTGTAGGTGTTTATTCTGAAAACGGCGACGCGGTGAAGTATTACGATTTCAAAGGTACAATCCAGGCAGAGTGCAAGGAACAGGCGTATGATCGTGCAATGGATAAACTGAAATCGGAAACAGGCGAGGAACGTTTCAACAGCCTGAAGATACCGGGAAAGTATAGCGAGAAGGTGAAATTCAATATCGAGCCTATGGCGTGACGGAAATATCACTCTATGGAGATTTTGAGAAATCACTGATTTTTTTTGAAAACATTAATACATAAAATCATGGAAAAAACATCTTACAAAATAGAAAAACAAATTCCTATATATCACTGGAAAACGGGTGAAGTGGTGCGATACCTGAAAGAAGAGGATATGAGTGCGGAACTGGCTTGGGAATTGGAGCATAACAATGTGACAAAAATCGAACTAAGTCCGTTTAATGATTTGATATATGAAACATTGGAAGGTTTCGGAAAGCATGTTTTATATCCGGGAAGTAAAGGCAAGAACGGTGATTTAGGACGGTTTGAGATAGAACCTAAACTGTTAGAGGAAATTGATTACAGTTGGTTAAAATACGCTGCTGTCATAGCTATAAATCTTGGTACCGAATGGATTGAAGAGTATAAAGTTTTTAACTGTGTGGTAGGTAATACCCTTTGGGAAGTGACAGACAAGGAACACGCCGACAGGACTGTAACGATATTTTTGGGTGATGATGAAATGACTTATAGTTTCCGACGTATCTGGCCGGAGGAAAGAAAAAGGCGCGGAATACCTGAAGGAATATTGATTTAGCCTATGACCTCGGAGAAATATCACTCTATGGACAATTTCAGAAATCACTGATTTTTTCAAACCCTAAAACAACCATGGCAAAAGATTTTACAATAGAACAACTCGTAACGATACGCGACCTGTTTGCCGACATGTGCGACAAGCAGATTGAACACGGAAGAAGAGATTTGGCAGAAGAATATCTGGACATAGTGAATGTAGTTCAAGCTAAGACCGGATGCGACGAATACGAAAGCCTGGAAGATTTTCATCTTGACGAGAGCGGAACTTACGGCTATGCAGAAAAGAGAAAACTGGACGACCTAGAAGAAGTTGCTGTGGACGAAATGATAGCTTTCGCAAAGTCTTTTGACGAGGAGCCTTGGGAAATCCTGAAAGAGAGAGTAAACAATTACCTGGAGGACGTTTTGGCAAACACAGGCATGACCCGTGAGGACACAATAGCGCGAAGAACTATCTGTATAAATCACCTTATTATCCTTTGCATTCATGCCTGCACCAGTGAAGAACTGAAACGTCTGGACGGCATAGTAAAAGAGCTTGCGGAGAATATTTAGCCTATGGCTTGAGAGAAAAATCACTGATTTTTTCAGAAATCATTTAAACATTTACAAACACTAATTAACAAAACGCGGACAGCTTTCTCCCTCATGCTGCCCGCGTTTTTCATGCCCGTTTTTGAGTCCGAAAACCATTCCGAAACACGAAAATTGGCGTTACTACGAAAAAATCCTGTTATTGCAATAACAGAAAATTTTTATTGCAATAATGGAAATTTTTCATTGCAATGACAGAAAATTTGCGTTTTAGCGGAAGTTACGGATTTTTTGGCGCGAAAAACCCTCAAAAAGGTAGGAAAAAGGGCATAAAAATACCATGCAACCCGATAGTATTGCATGGTATGTAGTTAACAATTTTAAACTATTCAATCAAGGGGAAATGTTAAGTCAGTTCGCCGCCGCCTCCGTCTTCACCTCCGCCGTCACTACCGCCTCCCGGTTCCGGTTCGGGTATTACTTCCTCGGTTTCTTCGTCCCACGAACTTATGGAAGTGACAGGCAGATTTTCGATAAACTCTGTCAGACGTTTGCCCGGACGGAAAAGGATTTTCTTACGCTTGATGCTGCTGGCGTTCGCTTCTTCAGACTTGGTGCTGCTGGCTGCGCTGAACGACGGTTTCAGAATACCGAAATCGCCCAGTTTCACGCCGTGTCCTTGCTGCATGAACGTGATGCTTACGTCTATCAATGCCTCGATGGCTGTATAGACTTCGCCGGGATTGAGGTGCGACTGTTTGGAAACTTCTTTCAGAACGTCTTCATAGCTGACTGTGTGGCCGCGTTTGGCTGACGCCACATACTTTTCAGTGTTGGTCTTGTCGAACCCGAAAGTCTTTTTCTGTACCTGATAATTTAATGGCATAATGCTTTAAGGTTTAGTTTTTGTGTTTTGTATTGTGTTGTGCATCTACCGGAATGCGCCATAAAGTTAAAAATAATTTTCGGGAATGCAAATTTTACGAATAAAAAAAAGCTGCTGCATGGTGGGTGCAACAGCTTTTTTTCTTTTCATAACACGAATTTCAGTTTCAGTCCGGGATATGGAACCGACATTGCGGAGTAGAGTTCGCCGGTGAACTGTTCTGCTAATATGGAGGCAAAAGCCTGGTTGGGTACTCTGACTGACAGATATTCATCGTCTGCCGATACCGGAGAGAGGATATAGAACCATTTGTCGAAATTATCCTTGCTGTTCCGTTTCAGCTCGTCCATAAACATTTGCCACTTTTCGTCGTGCTGTGGAATGTCGGCAGGCTCGTCGGGGAAAAGTTCTGTCTGTATGGGTACCGCCTTGGGTGCGGCTTCGGCGGTCGTTTTTTCGTCTGTTATTTTTTCGGCTCTGGGCGTATGGTCTTCTATCCATGTGTTTAGCGAAGTCCATGCGAAGGCGCGAATGTTTTCTATATCCTTGCGTTCGCTTATCACTGATATGAGCCTTTCCACTTCCTTGCGGAACGGTACTTTCATTTCCGGGATAAGCCTTTGCTGTATCTTCCTGATGTTCGACGGGGTTTGTTTCAGCTTTCCACCGAGCAGGGCGTTCAGTTCCATGTCTTCTTTCTGCTGCTCCTTCTTCATTTCGAGGTCGCAAACGAGGTCGGAATAATGCACCTTGAAGCTGAAACGTAGCGGATTGCTGTTCGGTCCACGGCCTATGGGCGTGATGTCTATCCAGAAATCGGAATTGCCATGCTCTGCGAGCTCTTTCAGTTCATTGACGGCAGGGTCGAGTACACGCTTTTTCAGGTCGTAATATCGGGGATATTTGATACTCTTTTCGCCTTTCGTTTCTGTGTAGAGGTCGAGGAAGTTTCTCAGCTCTTCAATCGGGACTTCAAAGGTGTTGCGTCCGTCGCTTTTCATGTGGGCGGAAACAAATACATAGAGGCGTGCGGTGTAGATATTGGATGCCACGAAAGCTATGCGTTTGAGCAGATCGCGATAACCTATGGAAAGGTCTATCATCAAATCAAGTATATCGCGTTCTACAGACAGCCGGAAAGCCTTTATCTTTTTCTTCTGGTCTTTAAGGTAGCATGTAGTGACTCGGAACACAGGAGCAATGGTTTCGGAATCTACATATTTCTCACGTTTGAAAAACCTTATTTTCAGGTTAACCATGTTTTCGAGGATAGGTTTTGCGCGTGCGTAATACCCCCAGCCAATACCCAAGTCCATATATGGAATTTCCACCTCCAGTCGTCCGGTAGGAGTTATGTATGGTTTAGCTTCTTCCAGGTCGAATATGGAAAGTTTCTGTTCGGGAGTGTCGGAAACATTCTTCCCGCTGATATTCGCATTATAACGGCTGATAAGTTTCAGCACCAAAGGTTCTAGCTTTTCAAGAAAGCAGGCAAAGGCACGGAGCTGAAGCAATTCCATTTTATACTCCATGCGAGAAACGGAGTTTGGCTGACGGATATAATCCTCACGTTTGAAGGGCAAAAGGTTTTTCTGAGGATAGATTCTTACGTCGGTACTATTGTCTTTCGATTTTCGTGCCATGATTACACCTCCTCTTCTTCGGTTTGTACGGGTATTGCTTTCTTGCAGTATGGGCAGGTGATGAACACCTTTTTTACGACAAATAGTGCAGATACTTCCACTCCAAGGGCGGATGCTATCTTTTCGAGGGTGGCGAGAGAAGGGTTGCCGTTCAGGGCTTTACTGATTCCGGCATAGGTAAAACCGATACGGTCTGCCAGTTCTTTCTGTGAGATTCCTTGTTCTTTAAGGATTTCTTTGATTCTTAATTGAGCCATTTTTGTTTTGTTTTAAATTCGACACGGCAAATATAGTCATAAAATTAAACTAAACTATAATTTTCGTGGTAAAAATTAGATTGGATGAAGATTTTTTTTCATAGAGAGAACGGGGTATGCGTTTTTGCGACAAATAGTGCAGACGGTTGGTTATCTACACTATTTGTCGTAAACAGATTTACCGTCTGCACCATTTGTCGCATTTTATCTCCACCATTTGTCGTAAACAGAATGATAATCTCCACCATTTGTCGTAACTATCTCCACCATTTGTCGTATTTCATCTCCACCATCTGTCGTAAGTTATCTATACCATTTGTCGTAAACATCTCCACCATTTGTCGTAAAATACGCTTGTATATTATTGGTTATTAATATGTTATGCGCTCCTTAATTATATAACTTTAGATAAACTGAAGAAATTAGAGAAAATCGATCGAAAGGTTTTTTCTTTTGGGAATGGGTGGTATAAAAAAATAACAGCTCCGATTCACATCGAAGCTGTCTTTTCGCCGGTCGCATCCGGCTTTATAAATCAAATTTAAATCAAATATGCTGAAAACTCATTCAGAGTTTCAAAGTTTTAAATCCACACAAATCACAGGCTCTCCTGCTACTCCCGTCTTCATAGGGAATCCTTGTGCCGCCAGCAGTTCGAGGTAAGTTACAAGCGGATCGCCCAGCGGACGGGGGTAAGCCTGAAAATACGACCGGAGTCTGGCTTCGTCGAAAACTTCATCGGCTTCGGCTTCGCTTTCGGTGTAAGTGTATGACTTGACAAAAGCTTCTACCTTGTGGTAGGAAACGAAGTCGAGAACACTGGGTCCTGATGAAGTTTCGCCCTTTGGTTCGTCAAACTCCTCTTCGGAGCGGTCGTATTTTCTTTTGGCTTTTCCCATTTTTTAAAACCTCTTTTAATTGTCGAACTATGACGAAGTATCTTTACGCTGCAAATATAGTAATTAAATTTTTATCGTAATGTTAAAATCGAAAAATTTTGTGTGATATGCTAAAAAACATACATCAAAGTGATTTTATTTCTTTATATGTTCGTATATTTGCATCAGGAAATTGCTCAACTGTCGGAATGAACACTATTGTTCGCTTCACGGTTAGAGGCCTTCGCAAAACAGGGCCCGAATGTCGGAAACAGGCAGTGCAAACCACGCTGATATAAACGGAGTTGCGGAAACGCGACAAAGCTGAAGCAGATTTGCGCTGTCCTGTTTTTTATAATGATGAATTTCTCATATTTGTTTATTAGATAAAATAAGTGTTATTGGTAACTAAAGGTTTTTATTGGTTTATAATAACTGAAAGTTCTGACGTGTGAATACTGTTTGGGAAAATAGTCTGACGTTTTTATTGAAGGGTTCCTGCCCGTGCGACCGGGCAGGTTTCTTCTTCAAAAAAGTTAATATGTTAGTGTAATAATCCATAAAAAGTTAGTAATAAAATTATGCTTCTAATACGTCTGGTTTGTGAAAATCGGACGTTACTTCTCTTTTTTTTCAATCATAAACTTAATTTTTTGGTTTATTTAGGAGGGTGTTGCCGCACTCTCCTTTTTCTTTATCCAAATGTTAAATCTATAAGAAAAGAAAAATATTTCTTTATAACTGCCCAAAAACATACAAAAAATAATATCGTTTCGATTTAGTTTCTTTATCTTTGCAGAAAAATTTTAAATATTAATATCGGGTATGTGATGGAAAACTTAACGACAAAAGCCTTTGGTGCAGGTATCGCTGCAGGAGGCAATCTTGCTACAGGCTGTAGTTCTTACAGCGCGATGAATCATAACGAATGCCGCGACAGTTTCGGTAGTCTTGGCACACGAAGACTGGTTCAGGTGAACGACCCTTACGACAAATTCTCCATGCGTGACCGCGAGGCAATGGCGCACACGTGGCACTTCCAGCTTATCTCGTCGGAATGTTTTCTGGCGGACTTGATGTATAAGTACGTGCGCGAACTGGAACAGATGGTGACGGAGAAGGGGATGATGAAGTTCAACCTGAAACGCTCGGTGAACGAGCTGAAACAGCAGGTGGAAAGCCTTCAGAAACTGGTGAACGGTCACGGTAAGGCACAGGTAATGGTGTTCTGCAAACCGATGTTCGCACCTATGGCGGACGAGTATTATAACGACGGTGGCGACCTGACGAGCCGTATCGTGTTCCGCATCAAGAACCGTCTGGACAGCGACATGCAGCGTATGTTCTACTGCACGAAGAATATGCTGAACCGCACCGGCTGTCCGAATCCCGACGTGGTGAACCATGTGCAGATGATTATGTTCCTGGTGAACACGGACATTGAGTTTTGCGAGGTGGTAAGGGAGCGCGTGACGAATCTTCTGGCGGGCTTCGACAAGGGAATAGAATACAGGATGTCGCCGCACAACGCAAAGATACACAAGGCAGGAAAGGATTTGCTCCGGGCACTGTATGATGAAAAGAAATATCAGTTCCGCGACCAGGACTTGAAGGACGTGCGCATTCTGGCAAGGGTGATACACGAAAAGCTTGTGGGCGAGCGCACCCGCAATGCGATGGACGACGAGATATGGGCAGTACGCGGCGACTTCGCTCTCTATGTGCTTCTCCGTCTGGCCATGCGTCTGCAGGGTGATGGCGAGCCGTTGAGCCGCAAGGAGCTGAAACATCTTCTGTTCCGTCTGGGCGACAAGCAGACAGTAAGAAATCTGATAAACGAGCTTCGCACTGTTGCACTTCCTGAAGGCGACGATATGCTTGACAAACTGGAGGTGTTCGACATTCCCGAAGATGAAAACTCCGTGATGCGCCAGTTCTTCACTCTGTGTATGCAGGACAAGACGATGTACGGCAAGGGCGAGCCTATACAGAACAGGGCATACCGTCAGATCCGACAGATGATATACCGTTCGGAAAACGGAACTCTCCCGAAAACCGTCCTCGAATATATGTACCATGCGGCAGGTACGAAGAAGTTTGTCAATGCGCTGCTGGAATCGTCGGGCAAGGAAGTGACGGGAAAGACTCTCCGTCTGTTCCGCACTATGAAGGCATCGGAAATGGACAGACCGGCAGACAGGTATTACTTCCATTTCGGCAACGGGCTGGAGCGTGCCAGAGAGGAATCGGGCATGACGGTGGACGAGCTGATAAAGAAAATGGGAATAAGCCGTCATCAGTACAGACTGTTCGCCAAATTCACTTCGCTGGAATACGGGTATGTGCGTCAGGTGGGCGAGCTGTTCAACGAGGTGAGCGCGATACTGAAACTGGAGCCGAAATATCTTCTTTATCTCTCGATAGAAAAATCCACCCGCGAAAGTGTGGCGGTATGTGAGTTCAATCAAGTGCTGCATCGTGGGGCGGAGTTTTATCTGGGGTATGGAGTGGACGAAACTGGTGGAGTGGAAAATAAAAACTGATAAATTATAGAACTATGACGAAATTCAGAAAAGAAACAGAATTAGGACCGGATTCTATTCAGAAATGGTGCGAGGAGCTGGATAGTAAAGAGAAGTGCGAAATGCCGCAGGACGACGCGGTAATTCTTCTAAAGATTCAGACCAATGAGAAGAATATAAACAATGATCCTAATTTTAAAGATTTGCTTACAGGCTGGAACGCTACAGCTATTATTCACAACAGGATAAAACAGTGTCACACCTTCACTGCCAACAATGCGGTACTTATGTTTCTGGGCTGCATGATAGAAAGTCCGGGTATAGCAGTGGAATACTGCAACTACATGCAATACAAATGCTGGCAGCGCGGCATCAAGCATATTGACATGGAAACATTCAGCAGATACATTTTCCCTATGGGATTCTTCAGCGAAGACACCCTCCGCGAAATGTGGGATAAACAGAAAATCATTCCTAAAGACGGCGGGAGCCTGGCGAATATGCTCGATCATCCGGAGTTTATGGAAAGTATCAGAGAGATAAAGGAGAAGTGAGTATGGAAAAAGTTGTATTAGCAAAAACATCATGCAAGTCCGCTTCGGCAAAGCTTATTGACGACAGACTGGAAAAAGCTTTTAATGATCATATATACATAGCTTATGATGCCTTGTATAACGACTACGGAGTAACCGAGGATTTGTCGGACGGATTGTTTGCAGACGAACACGCCTTCCAGCTCGACCCGGACGAAGCCGACATGAGTCTTTGGGAGAATATTCGCGACGACTGGTATGTTCCGAAAGAAGATGCAGCCGACGAGAATCTACGGAAGATATGGAAAGACATCAATGAACTTTTCCCGAAGAAGTCCGAAATAGCAGAAATACTAAAGCTTCCTGCAGGAACAGAAGTGCTGGAATACAATTCCAACTGTAAAGGTTTTGATGTATTCATCTTTTACTTTAATTGTGAGTATAAACCGGAACTTCTGCCTGACGATTTGGAAGAGATTTCCGACAGAGAATATGAAAGGTTGTCGGGCGGAATTTATTCGATTTCTTAAATAACAAATAAATTATGGACAGATATTACAAAATAGCAAAGGATTCGGAAACGGGAAAGAAGTTTGCGGAACTGGTAGAAAGATACAACGATTTTAAAGAAACAAGAAAGAAGTTTGCTGATAAGTATGGCGTAAAAGGCTGGCATAAATATCAGATGTATTTAGCTCGCGTTGCCGATGTGGTGTTTGAACACGGTACACCTATTGACAGAGATAACTGGAAGAAAAGCTCCGAACCTGGAGGTTATATTCCAAAGGTGAATCCTAAAGACAAACAGCTAAAGAAGGACTGGGAAGAGCTTCAGTCAAAAAGCATTCAGCGCTTCGAGGTAGATAAGATAGTAGGCGGTAAAGATCCGTTTCATCAATGCGGATTTGACTACAGCGTGGAAGATTACTTTTTCATATTTACGGACAAGCCGGAAGCATTCGATTTTCCTTCCGACGTAATAGAAATCAGTAACATTGAATATTTAGAACTTACAAAACAGAAATGATATGGATAAACAAGAAAAAGCAATAGAGGAAGCTAAAAGCAGAGTTAAAAATTATATGGAAAACGGTTGGACTGAACACGAAGTAGAAATATTCGTCAAAGGTTTCGTAGAAGGTTCGGACTGGAGTATAGAGGCGGCATATCATCAACCGGGGGATATTCCACTTGACGGGGAAATGATACTGTGTGAAACAAAAGGTTTTCCTATGATAGCAGGACCTAATCATGAGAATTTTAATGAAACGGTAGAACATTTCGGAATAACGAGGTGGGCTTATACAAAGGATATTATGCCGGGTGTAGTGCTCAGTCCGGAAAAGAAAGATGTAAATCCAAAGTTCCGGAAGGGTGATTTGGTAGTCCTTAAATCATATCAGAAATGTATAGAGCTGAACAAAGATTGGCAATTAAACGAAGCCGCGTTAAAGGGATTAATGACACGGAAGTTCAAAATAGAGGATATAGAAATCGAAAACGGTCAGGTGTTTTATAAATTAGACGGAGGTATAAGTACGATAAACAGATTCCCTGAATGTTTTCTTGACTATGTGGGAAACTTGCTGCATGTACCGAAGATGAATGCGATAAATCCAAAATACAGCACAGGTCAATCTGTATTTATAAAAAGTGAAGGAGAGCTTCGCCTGCTATATGGTAAAGATGCCGACTTGACAGACCTTATACCTTATGTAAATCAGGAAGCCAGAATCGAGGATGTTATAGTTACAGGTGATACTATAACATACATGATACGCCGGTATATGATGAAGGGCATAACAGTAAGAGAGGATGCAATTAAAGAACCTGTTCCTGAATATAAGAAAGGTCAATCCGTAGTAATAAAATCCGAGAGCGATTTGCATGAAATATATTACGGTAATTCTATATTGACACATCTTTTGCCTTTTGCAGGCAAGGTAGTTCAAATAATAGGAACCATTCCTTCGAGAGATCCTGCATATACTTTTTATAGGATAGAAAATGAAGAAAGCAATATAACATTAGATGTCACATATAACGCTATCCTATGCGATGCAAACGACAGAACGCAAAGAGAACCTCTTGAATGTCGCAATGAAATAGACAGTATAATAGCTCGTGATATTCATGTAGCACAATTAGATACCAGCAAGCTCAATCCGTCGCCAATGCAAATATGGAACGAAATGTTCTCCGGCACAAAAGGTTTCCTCTCTTCTGCTTCTCCTGAACTCAGAGCCTTTGCAGCCCGTCAGCTTTTGGAATTGTCGGAAATGATAATGAAAGAAATAACAGACAAAAAATCAAATGCAAATGAATAACTTCATACAAATACCTCCCATAACCAACCGATTGGGGCTGTGTTGGGAACAGCCGGATGCAGCCGAAATACTGGTGGACGATGATTATGCAGTAATGTCGAAGGAAGCTTTCGAGAAGCTGAAAGACTATACAGCTTCGCAACCTACAGCACTTTATAACGGGAAGATGTGGAAAGCATGTTATCGTACAAAAGGCGGCCCGTTATGGGTGTTGCACTACTGCTTCAATGAGGATATTGAAAACAATCTGATAGATATCGCCGCACGTGATATTTTAATACTGGAATGATATGGCAAAAAAGAACATGGACCTTTTAAGCGAGATAGTTGGCGATGCTTATGGCGAAAGAGTCAACAAGTTGTCTGTATTGGCTGCTGCATTGGATTTTGTAACGAGAGGTACAAGATACAGACAAGATGCTATTGAGATAATAAAAGGGTGTTATCCTGATTATTTCAAGGACCAAGGAGGACGAGTAGATACCATTTACAAAAAACTGAAAGGAGAATAACGTATGAAAATGAAATCAATATTATTGCCACTTATTATGGCAATGGCAGCAGCCGGAAGTTCGGAAAATGTTTTTGGCACAAGTTTCAGAGGAAGACCGAAATATAATCCAAACTACAGACCTAAACAGGCGCATCGTGAAATGAAAGAATTTTGCATCAACGGCGAAAAGGTCATGTCGTACTCGCGCAAGGATGCGATAGTAAGGTTAAGGCATAAAAAGTAAGGAGTATGCTATTCTGTATTACAAACAAATGCAGTATGGAATGCCCGCACTGCATGAGCGATTGCAAACCGGAAGGTCAGTTGCTCGACAAGAATGATTTGATGCCGTTTATAAACTTCTTCAACTTCATGAGATTCCGCACCTTGCTTATTAGCGGTGGAGAGCCGACGGAGCACCCGGATTTCTCGTATATAGTGGAAACTCTCGCCGAGAAATGCAAGCCTCTGGCTATGGTTATAATCTCGAACGGTTCTTTTGTAGAGGACGAGAAAAGAATGAGTGAAGTAGTGCGGCTTATGCACCGGTTTCAGTTTATGAGATTGCAGATTACATCTATTAAGGGATTGTATAAGAATTCTGATAGCATATACAAAAAGAAAGAATATATAAGAAGTTTCTTTCCTGGCCGTGCGATTTTTGAAATGGAACGTATAATGATGATGCGACCTTTGGGTAGGGCGGCCACGAATCCTGAAATAATGAAAATGGTGGAGCAGACTAACAACGGTTATACTGATTGTGCGAATGCTACGCTTTTATCAATGCAGTCACCAAACATCAAAGAGTTTGCTCTTAACTGTGAATCTCGCGGTAAGTTCTGTATGCCTATGGTGGACTATAAGCTGGACGTACACATGAGCGAATCAATGCTTTGCCCTTCCGTTGGTAATCTGAAGAACGATGGTTTCCTGAAGATATTCGAGAACATGAAAAACTTCGTGCCGTGTGGCAGGTGCGGAAATACTGATAAGAGTATGGCGGTGATAAATGCGATAAGGAACAGGTAATAAATAAAAATGCTTAAATAGAATTATGGCAAATACAGAAATCAATAAAACTGAAAATGAATATATCAGCAAACATCTTGCTCCGCTTATAGAGAAAGGTGTTATCACAGATGTGAAAGAAGGTGATCACTCGAAGATATTTTTCGATTTGTCGAAAAAGATTAAAAAGTTGACGGTAAGCTGTCAATTAGAATCTTCTGGAAGCGTAGATTTTATTGTATTCAAGTTATGGGATAATTCAAAAAGCGGAGAAGATGCTGCACCGTGGTTTTATGATGTAGTAAGACTGCCAAGGCCTGACGCTGATTATCATAAAGTAGTAGAAATGGAGATTAGGGAGGTTGTCAGGGAATTTAAGAAAGCTCTGACGGAACTACAGGCAGAACAGCAGGTGGAAGAGGAAAAGACTTTCCCGATAATGAAAATTGGCTGATGCTTATTGCATACGTTGCGGAAGGCTTAAGTCTTAAACGGATTATTTGATTATTATATTTATAAATGAACTAAAATTTTTTCAGCATGATGTCATTAGGAGACGCTATAGCATTGGGCTCAATAATTTCTGAATTAAGAAGAAGGGAAAGTGAAGAGCCTGAACGTATCTGTTGTAGGTGTAAGAATTTACAGACTAAAGTTCAGCCTCTTACACCTGAAGAAGGAACAATAATCCATTATTGTAAACTCTCAGGCAATGAAGTAGAATGGGCTCATAGTTGTATGACTGGCAAGTTTGAGAGAAAATAGGGTTAAAGATTTTTCATGTAAGGACTTTGTAAATTCCCGACAATGAAAATTGATTGATGCTTATGTATGAATTTTATTATAGACATATTGCTCCGATAATCTGTAAGATAATTGGTCATAAATGGGACGGTATATGTGGTTCATTTTATGGCGATGTTGATTATGGAATACGACGTTTCAATTATGGTAGAAAAGGTGGCAAACGGAGACCGCAGAGATATAGAAAAAGAAGAAAGGAGCGTGTTTATTGTACCCGTTGCGGTAAATTATTGACTAAAACATATAGGAGAAAAAGTTGTAATAAAATGTTGAATTATGGACGGAAAATTATTAGAGGGATTTGTTTCAATTCCTATGCCTGATTACTATAAAATGAAGCAAGAATTGGAAGAACTGGAGGTGAAAGCTGCTTCATTTAATTGCGAGGAATTGGAATCTCAGATAAAAGAACTGGAAAGTAAAGTTGATCATCTACAAGGAAGAGTTAATTATTATGAAGCTCAGAATCGTAAGGTAATTGAGTCTGAAAAGAATAACATCTTCTTAAAGCATGAAGATCTGAATAAGGAGACAGAGAACAAACTTCAAAAGCAAGTAGATGATTTGGTAGCTCAGTTGGAACCTTTTTGGGAGTTATATAGTAAAGCCAAGAACAAATAACATATCAGTTATGGAAGAAAAGTTAATCGACGGCCAGGTTTATATCCTTCTGACAGAATTTAATGCGATGAAGAATAGACTTGAAGAGCTTAGACAGATAGTTTCTAAAGGAGAATCCTTAAAGAAAATTCATGAAGACTGGAAGAGTGCTGAATTTAGATTAAAGGAAAGAATATATATATATGAGCATTTCAATGAGGGAGAAATCGAAAAAGGTCTAAAGGAGAGAGACGACTGGGAAGCTCAGAGACATAAAGATTATCAACGTTATCTCCACAAAAGGATTGATAATCTTACTAAGGAATTGAATTATTATAAAGAGAATATAAGACCTTGCAAATGGTGGCAGTTCTGGATTTCAAATGAATTGCCGCCGAGCTATGAAAGAGTGTCAGAATTGGGTTTTATACCATAAAACAGGAAAGGAGAAAATTAAAATGAGCAAACAAGTATTAAGCATAGACCAGATGAAGCACCTGAAGGAATTAGGTCTGAATATAGAAAGAGCCTCTTTCCTCACACCTACAGATCCTTTAAGAGGACAGGTTTCAGACGTTCGCATATTTAACGCTTGTACATGTCGCACTTTGTTTGAAAATGGGATTGAAACATTCCCCGTGCTCTCGTTACAGGATATTATCGACTTGCTTCCACGTGGCATAAACGGCTGTCACCTGGATATAGGAAAATGGACCGTCGCTTATAATAATTACGAGGAGGTTAGAGAATTAAAGACCAAAACAAGGCACAATCTTATTGATGCCGCATACGAAATGCTTTGCTGGTGTCTGGAAAACGGATATATAGAAAAAAGATTTTTAAGCCATGAAACGAAAATATAAATACACCCTCATAGTGGAACTTGCAGGTGTTATAGGCTCATACATCATTTATGCCTTTTGCACCGGCAGGTTTGACATTTGGAACTTACCCGACGGACTATTCCGAATGTTCCTTGCTTCGACAATCTTTATAGGTGTCATTTTTGGAATATTCGTGAACTTGGTTGAGAATGAATTATACAAATAAAAACTTCTAAAAAGATATTTATTATGGATATGAATGAAATGAAAGCTAAGCTTTGCAAGCAAGCAATAGAGAGAATAGATAGCATATTGGTAATGTCGAATCCTGATGCAAGGGGAGCTTTAAGACAGGTTATGGAAATGACTTTTGAAGCAGGATGGGAGGCTGCCCTCACAATGGCTACATCTTTACCGACTGTAGAATTGATAGACTTGTTGAGAGAGAAAAAGAAGATTGAAGGATAAGGTATTGTATGTTTTAAACAATGAAGATTTATGGCAGAAAACGGAATGATAGAGTTTAGAGGCAAAAGCAAAGATAAAAGCGAATGGATATATGGCTCTTTATTGCAAGATGATTATGGTAATAGTTGTATAGTATGTTTTGTAGATCATCATGAGACTTGGTTTGACGTTGTGTCTGTTGATCAGTTTATTGGTTTGCAAGACAAAAAAGAACAAATGGCTTTTTTTAATGACATTGTAAAATTTACTCCAAAAGTATTGAACCGTTTTGGCAGTAAATATATCGATGCAAGATATGAATTATTAGCTATCATAGATAAAGATGAATACAATCATTCTGTATTACGTATATTGAATGATAAAGGAGAATTTAAAAAAGGAGATATATATCATATAGATGGATTGGAAAATGGAGAGGTGATAGGAAACAAGATTGATAATCCGGAATTGTTGGAGGAGTGAGTCATGGCTAAAATAGAATTTACGGAGGTGCAGGAAAAAGCCTTAATAAAGTATCTTGCAGGACGGTTTGTATGTAGGTCATGTTTAAGCTGTAAGCATGAGCGAGGCTCTACCGAACCTCTCTCGAAAATCTGCTCCGGCTGTAAGAATTATTCCAGATGGGAACCGAATAAGCATCGTGTAAAGGTTGCAAAACAATTAGTTGAAGAAATAAAAATGAATAAGTGATATATGGCAAAGAAAGAATTTAAGATAGACGAAACATTTCAACTCGGATTTGTAAAGCTGAAAGTAGATAAATATCCCAAAGATGTAAATCCATGCTGCCGTTGTTATATTAGCGGATTAACAACTGATTGCAGGATTTTTAAACATGTGATTGGTGAATGTATAGGGAAGAAAAGAGAAGATAAAACCGATGTTGTTTTTGTAAAACTGGAGGAATAAACAATGATACAAAAAATTGATATGTACACATGTGTGTGCGACAGATGTGGCAAGAGACATGAAAATGAAAATTTAGGATATATGGCATGGGGCGACGGAGGTCAGGCTTTTGAAGATGCAGAAGAAGCCGGTTGGACTGAAATAGACGGAAAACATTACTGCCCTGATTGCTATGAATATGATGAAGAAACAGACGAGTATAAACCAAAATCAAAGGAAGACTAAAAAAAATGACACCGGAAGAATATATAAAATCAAAAAGACGTGAAGATTACCCAGGCGGACAGCTTTGTTATACTGTATCAGAAGAAACCGCCTTGGAAGCTGTGAGAATGGCAAGGGAAGAAAAGAATAATTCAGAAGTTTTGAAAACAGGAATATTTGGTCAGCAAGGTTGGATATGTTCTAAGTGCGGAAGGGTTTATTCTCCGTTCACTTCAATGTGTAGTTTTTGCTCAAATGACAATATCTTTAAAATAACTTGCATGACTAAGTGATATTATTATTTACGAATTATTAAAAACATTAAGGAGGACAAACAATGATAATAATACAATTCATCTTAAACGTAATATGGGCTTTGCTCGGAATAGCAGTATTAATCTACGCATTTTTCGCAATACGCGATCAGCGAAGAAAAACGAAGTTTGAATCCCTCATGCTTCACTTCCGCTACATCGAACACCTCACCAGAATGCGCGACATTTTCCGCAGCTACGGTATGAACCAGGCAGCAGACAACCTCGACAACGACATCAAGAAACTTATAAACGACCTGAAGATATGAGTGTCGTAAAACTCTCCGAAAGATGATAAAACTTTTTCGCGCAGACCAGCTTTTCCCGTCATCGTACGTGGTGGCGGTGAAAAGCCTGCATAAGACAGTATCGAAAAGCCGCGAGCTGACCGGCAGCATCCTTCAGCAACTTATCGACGCGGGCTATATCCCGGAGGAGAAGAAAGAAGAAATGCTATCCCACTTCGACCGGGAAATGAACGAGTATTTGCAGTTCAAGAAAATAGAAAAGAAACTTAAATGAATTTGAAGATATGGAAGTACTGATAATCATCGCCGTATCTGTACTATTGTGCGCCGTCATGGCTTTCCTTGTGGTGTGCGGCGGCTACAGGTACGACGATAAAGAAAAGGAGGAAGAAGATGCAGAAAATAATGTTCAATGACAAATGTTTCCTTACCGACCTGACACTGGAAGGTATAAAGCGGAAGACACGAAGGCCTATAAAGGTGAAAAACATCGTCGTTCAGGATTGCGATCCGATTTTCAATCCTGCAGATGCTTACTATAAAGGCCACAGCGGATATTATCTGCTTATAGACGGCGATACCGGCAAGGTTATACGTCCGCGATACAAGGTAGGGGAGATAGTAGCCGTAGCGCAAAGTTATGACAAAGCCCATGTTGATCCGACGATAATGCTTGGCGACGGCTCAAACGGATTTATCTTCGACGAAGAAGGGTGGAAGAACAAAATGTACGTCCGTCCCGACCTTATGCCGCACCGGATAAAGATTACCGGAATCCGTGCGGAGAGGCTTCAGGATATTTCCGACGAGGACTGTCTGGCAGAAGGAATACAGTTTGACGGTAAAGCGCAATCATTTTATTGCGGTTTTAATACTTCGACAGGCTCAAAAATTTGGCTGGGTAGAAATCCCCGCGAAGCTTTCGCCGCCCTTATCGACCGCACCAGCGGCAAAGGTACATGGCAGTCAAACCCTTTCGTCTTTGTATATGAATACACCCTCATAAAGTAAAATTTAAGTTTTCCATAACACCCTTCAGCACAGCCGGGAGCAAGAGAGGTTTCGCGCTGTGCTGATTTTTTATGCAGCAATCATGCAATATCAAGTTTCGGGTGGTGATATTATTTTATTCAAGTGTTAAATAATACTACAATTCTTTATGTTTATGCTCAAAAGCACAAAAATCTTTACCATTACCCCGTAAAATATAAATAACTTTGCATCACTATAAAAAAAATAGAAACAAAACGGTAAAGAAATGAAATCGTTTAGAATAAAAAGAATTGAAGATTATATTACGGGACAGCCGGTTTCAGACTCCCTCTTTCTGCTCCCCACTGATCCTGCCGACCCCATGCAGTCCGGCTTCGTCTGTCAGCCCGACTACAGCTTTAAGCGCACAGTCCGTTACGCCGTCCAGATGAAACTCCTGTTCCTCTGGATAACGGTAAAATCGTTTCATGACGAGGACGAGGAATGGGCGCGGATGTGTGCCGAAGAATTGTTGGATAAATTGGACGAGGAACTATGACAGGGGAAAGCGGAACTACAAAGATATATATCCTGAGAGCCGAGGAAATGGTGGAATTGGGACCGGTAACCGAACCGGTAAATCTTGGGGCGGTCACTTTAAGCGATTCGGATGTGAAGGAAGATGTTAAGTCCGGTCAATGGGAGGTGCCGAGCCCTATAACGGTAACATTCCATATCACAGGAAACGCGATGAGATGCTTGTGCAGGAAATTGGGATTCAAGTACCGTGCCAACCGTGGCGGCCAGCACAAACTTCTCCGCGACATGCCGTTTTACAGAAAATTTTCTTCCGACGCGCTTCGCATACCGAAATCAATCGGACGCCAGCACACGAAATTCAACAGGAATGTCCGTCCGAAAGGCACGCATTCTCACTTCAGGTTTTACAGATAAAAGATATGATACGTTTATTATATATAGATTTATTTTGCGGGGCAGGAGGTACTTCAACCGGTGTCGAGTCTGCTTTATGTTTTAACGAGCCATGTGCAAAGGTTATAGCGTGTGTCAATCATGACGCAAATGCTATAGCGAGCCATGCAGCTAATCACCCGGATGCACTACATTTCACGGAGGATATAAGAACACTTGACCTTACAGATTTGATAGCGCATGTCAATAAAATGAAATTTTTATATCCTGATGCGTACGTTGTTCTGTGGGCTTCACTTGAATGTACAAATTTCAGTAAGGCTAAAGGAGGACAACCCCGTGATGCTGACAGTCGTACACTTGCAGAACATCTTTTCCGCTACATTGAAGGAATAAATCCCGATTATATCCAGATAGAAAATGTAGAGGAATTTATGTCATGGGGAGATATGGACGAAAAAGGTAAGCCTCTTAGCAAGGATAAAGGACGTTGTTATGAATTGTGGAAAAGGAATGTAATGCGTTATGGTTATGATTTTGACTGGCGAATCCTCAATGCCGCGAACTATGGAGCATATACCACGCGCAAAAGATTCTTCGGGATATTCGCAAAACATAATTTGCCTTTCGCTTTTCCGGAGCCGACGCATTGTAAGGACAACAAAAAAGACATGTTCGGTGGTTTGAAAAATTGGAAGGCGGTAAAAGAAGTTCTTGATTTCTCTGATGAAGGAGAAAGTATCTTTTACAGAAAGAAACCTTTAGCCGAAAAAACCCTCGAACGTATTTATGCAGGACTGATAAAGTTTGTAGCTGGAGGTAAGGACGCGTTTATCGTAAAATATAATTCGATGAATAAAAACGGAAAGTATCAGGCACCGAGTATTGATGAACCTTGTCCTACAGTAGCTACACAAGGACGTTTGGCTTTAGCTAAGGTAAGTTTCCTTTCTAAACAGTTTAGTGGACATCCGGACAGTAAAAATGTTTCTGTTGAAGGTCCTGCAGGTACGATAACCTGTAAAGATCATCATGCTTTTATTTCGGCTTATTATGGTAATGGACAAAACAGTTCCGTCGAACTGCCTTCACCTACTGTTACTACAAAAGACCACCTGGCGTTAGCAACTCCGTTTTTCATGAACTATTATTCTGGAGGTGGTCAGTTGGGCAGCATTGAAACTCCGTGTCCTGCTATCACCACTGTACCTAAGCAGAATCTTGTAACTCCGGTTTTTGCCGATAAGCGTAAATGGCATTATCTCATGAATCCTCAGTTTACCAGCGCTGGCGGTTCAGTTGATAATCCATGCTTCACTTTGATAGCCAGAATGGATAAAATGCCTCCATACCTGGTTGAAGCAGTCGGCGGATTCGGAATACAGATAAATGAGGGTGACAGCCCAATGGCTGTTTTAATTAAAAAGTTTATGGCTATGTACGGGATTATTGATGTCAAGATGCGTATGTTGCGTATTTCAGAGTTGAAAAAGATTATGGGATTTCCGGAATACTATATACTGGTAGGAACACAGGCCGATCAGAAGAAATTTATCGGTAATGCTGTTGAGGTTAATATGGCTCGTGTTTTATGCGAAGCATTGTGTTATAAACTGGATTACATAAAGAAAAAATCAGCATAGCATAAATCAATTGCTTGCTTAGAATTTCGGCCAGCAAAACAGTTTAAGGAGCTTTTGTAAAAATTTTAAATAATCAACGTTATGTTTAATTAGTTATTATGGGTATAAAAGGTTAAAATCATCCGGGCAGAAAACATCCTGTAGTTGCGGTTAATCCAGACGGCACTGTGGCGGGCTGTTTTGACTTCATTAAAGACGCTGTAACTCTTTATGGAATGGACCGGCATTCCATTACAGACAGTTGCCGGAAAGGTACGATATGTAGAGGTTTGCGCTGGTACTACGAAGAAGATTTCAAGAAAATTTTCATGGAGCAGCGTCTTGACGAATTGAAGTTTGAGCTTGACCCAAACAGAGATCCTCTGACCTATCATTTCAGGAAAGGACATAAATGCAGTAACGGTTGGCATAAACGTTCTGAGGAGAAGAAAGCAGAACATCGTGAAAGAGTTAGGGAAAGGAGCCGCAGATTGAATAAGACCGAAGGCGGCAATTGGGGCAGACAGAGAAAAGCCAAACCCGCGAATCATAAGGAGATAATCTGTATTGATACCGGAGAAGTGTTTTATTCTATAGCCGAATGTGCCAGACATTTTGGAGTGAATAGCACCGCAGTACATGCCGCAGTGAAGCGGTTCGGCAAATGTAAGGGATATACCTTCCGATATTACTCACTTTATAAAGATGTTGCAAACGTATGAGAACAACCCCACCATATAAGACTTGCCGTGTATGCGGCCACACCAAACCGAAAGAGGATTTCGTGGAGGGACGGAAAGTCTGCCTCTCATGCTTCTCCGAGTATGGGCGACAGCAGCGCAGGCGGCGGGCTCCCGACAGATCCGACGGTGTGCGATACAGCAAGGCGGCACAGTGCATAGTGGAATACCGCAACGGATATCAGCGGGAATACTGGAGTCCGAGTATGTTTTCGCTTTTGCGGCGGCTCTACCCCACGACGAAAAATCAGGAGTTGGCTTCGCTGTTCGGCATTTCGCTTCGCACACTGAATCGTAAGGCTGCCGAACTGGAACTGAAAAAGGATGATGAATGGATGAAGAAAATGTCCGGCTTTAATTGTTTTTTGATGACGGTAAAAAATCGCACCAACGGACACCCGCAATTAGTTAAGGCGCGGAAAGCACTGGAAATAAAATATAATAACCCGAATTTTACAAGGAAAGACAGAGAACGACATGATAGAACTGAATACAATATATAATGAGGATTGCATGGAAGGCATGAAGCGTATTCCCGACGGCTCGGTAGATTGCATTATCTGTGATTTGCCGTATGGAGTATTGAATAGAGGCAATGAACATGCGCAGTGGGACTGCCCTCTTCCTATGGATGAACTTTGGGCTGAATATAAAAGAGTAACAAAGGATAATGCAGCTATAATTCTTTTTGCTCAAGGAATGTTTACCGCAGATTTAATGGTTAGCAACAGGAAGATGTGGAGGTATAATCTGGTTTGGAGAAAAGGTGGTAGATGTAGCGGCTTTTTAAATGTAAAAAAGATGCCTTTGAGAGAGCATGAAGATATTTTAATATTTTATGAGAATCTGCCTACTTATAATCCACAGATGGTAAAATGCCTTCCGCATCAAAGAAATCACTCGCGCGGAAAACAGGAAGGAGAACAAACCAACAGATGCTATGGTAATTACGGCAAACCGGTAGATATAATTACAGATGAAAAATATCCAAGATCTATTTTAGAGTTTAACAGACCGCATCCTCAAGTACACCCCACCCAAAAACCCGTTTCCCTCCTGAAATACCTCGTCCTCACCTACTCCAACAAAGGCGACACTATCCTTGACAACTGCATGGGAAGCGGAACTACAGCCTTAGCCTGTATAGACACGGGGCGCAACTTCATCGGCTTCGAGAAAGAAAAGAAATACTTCGATATAGCCATGCAACGCATCGCCCAAATGAGACAACAACCGAAACTTGATTTTTGATTAAAACCAAAGATTATGAATTATTACATTACACTTCTGAAATATACTGATGAAATCTGTGAATCTTTCAAGCAACAAAACAGAGAAAGAGTTTATCAGAATTATTTGGCTTTTAAAAAGAAGTTCAAAGAGTTTTCTTCTGGTAAGGATATAAGATTATGCGATATAAATACTGATACAGTAGAACGTTTTGCTGATCATATAAGATATAAGGACGGAAGCACAAAGAATACTCAGTCTTTTTATTGCAGAATATTCAGGGCCATATACAACAGAGCTGTAAATGCGGAACTTATCAAAGACAAAAGACCTTTCAAACGCGTGTTTACAGGAAACGAAAAGACAGTACACAGAGCTTTGACCGTTTCGGATTTCAGAAAGTTTTATCAGTATCAACCGGAGAATGCAGACGAGGAAAAAGCTAAGGACTTGTTTATGCTGGCTTTCTATCTTAGAGGCATAGCACCGGTGGATTTGATTGGACTTACAAAAGAAAATCTGAAAGGGAATACTATTGAATACAGGCGAAGAAAGACAGGCCAGTTACTTATTATCGGACTCGACGCTAAGGCGAAAGAAATTTTCAAGAAATATGGGCGTGATAACAGGGAAGAACTTTTGAGTAAAGCTATTAAAGCCACTCCGAAAAGTACGATGCAGAGAACGAACGTTATTCTGAAAAGGATAAGCACAAAGCTGAAGCTGGCAATTCCGGTCACAATGTACGTTGCGCGTCATAGCTGGGCGAGTATAGCAAGGGACAGCCGGATTGATATTCCTGTCATAAGTCAGGCTTTAGGACATGACAATATAGAAACTACCAGGATATATCTTTCAAGCATAAGCACCGATGTGTTAAACAAAGCGAACAGGAAAGTCATAGAGACTATCATTAAATGATTTCTAACAATTAAAAACCAAACATACACAATGGAAAAGAAAACAGTTTACTTCCGTTTCCCTGCAGGAAGCGAGGGCGCGGAAAGAATGACAAAGCTTGTGGAACTGATTAAGGATTGCGAGGACAAGGCAGAGGAACTGGCTTGCGCTATGGACGCTACTTCTTACTATCCCGACACTACCGCAGAGTTCGGCGGCATCGGCCTGTTCAGCTTCGGACGCAAACCGAAAGCTTCCATGTTCAAGAAGGTAGATGTGCTCTCGCAGGAGAAAGGCAGCAAGGTGTGTCAGCTCGACAAGCTATACCAGCTCAACGTGGACAGCGAGGATATAGTGATGACCGAAGAAGAAACGGAGAAACACTTAGGCAGGACGGACGTGCTTATAAGTTCGCAACACTACACATGGCTGGAGATTAAGCACCGCCTCACAATGTCCGCGGCAGCCCAGATGTGCGGTTACAAGCTGACGGGCGATAAGCAGCGCGACGACGAATATATCACCATGCAGCTCGGCGGAAAGAAATTCCGTATCGTCACA